CCACATGTCCATTCAAATGTAAGGATCTCGCACAAATGATCTTTTGCGGAAAGGCGGGTCGTTGGATTCATCTCTTCACCGTGCGAGCAACGCAAGTGGAACTAATGGAATTTCTTACTTCAATTTTACAATCGAAGAAAGGAATGCCACGAGTAGACACAAGTGTGCTCAAGCAGAAGGAAGAGGAGACGATTCTTAAACTCACCACGAAGCCCGTAGAGGAGGGCCACAGGATAAACTCTTTAGTCGCCTGGGGTAGTATGGATGATTATAAAGGAGGAGTCGACCTATTTCTGGACAAAGTTTCTGTGCAAGCACAGTTACAGAGAACAGTTAAGGAACTCTTCAAAGATAAACCACTCACAAACAGGCAAAGGACAAAAGCGTTCTTTCCCAGCACATCGGCCAACTACATAATGAACAGAAGTAATGCAGGAGCAATAGGAGCAATCCTAGAGCACCCGACACTTCTGAACGGTTTAAGAAGACCAAATGGCTTTATACAGACTTATACACAAAATATCGAGGAGAAGATGCAATCTTCTGAACAAATTATAGTCCCTCAGGACCAACCCGATTTTGAAAAGAACTTTGAGACACTATGGGTTCGAATGCTCTCTATTGCTTCAACTGAAGCAATGAACGCCGAACCTGTAGGTCTTGCAGAACCACTCAAAGTTAGGGTGATCACTAAGGGTCCACCATTTGTTCAGACTGTCTTACGCGGACTCTGGAAGCATATGCACACGGTGTTGAGGAAGCACCCGACTTTCGAATTGATTGGACGCCCAGTAGATCAAGAATATATTCTTAATCGCATGGGATCACAACTAAAAGAAGATCAGGCCTTCCTATCAGGCGATTACGCGGACGCAACTAACAACCTTAAGGGGTGGGTCTCAGAAACTATAGCAAATGCTATAGCCGATGAAATTAACCTCTACCCGGTTGAAAGAAGACTGTTCGTACAATCACTGACAAAACATGTGCTACGCGGAAAGGAGCAGCAGACTGGACAGCTCATGGGCTCTATTACCTCATTTCCTGTGTTATGTATTGCTAACGCGGCGTTAAGTCGATGGGCATTGGAAGTTGACCAAAAGAAGAGAATACTTCTTAGGGACAGCAGCTTAATGATCAACGGCGACGACATCGCGATGAAATGCACAATCAGGGGAAGGAACGCTTGGGCTAAAATCACCCGGTTTGCGGGGCTCGAGGAATCAGTAGGAAAAACGTATTTCAGTAAAGAATTTGTGAATATTAATTCAACAAACTTTAACTACAATCCGTTAGATCTAACTTGGTTCCGAGCCACCAACCAGGGGAAAGCCGTAATGCGTGCCACACCCTATAACCTGACCAACTATGTAAACATGGGTTTGATCCAAGGCCTCAAAAGAAGCCAAGGTTCAATCGGTCTCAGTGACCAAGATGACCCAAGAAACAACATTGGATGCAGGTACAGAGAAATGATGAGATTAAGCCCTAAGAGATTATGGGGGCGCGTACATCAAAGTTTTATACGAAAACATAGGAAACTGTTAACATCAACTAAGTTACCATGGTATATCCCGGAGTGGCTTGGAGGACTCGGATTGACCGGTTTCAAGAAACCAAAAGAGTTAGACTTACGAATAGCTCGGATGATTATCTTTAACTGGAATACGATTAGACCTCGATCGCTCGCTCACGGAAAACTATCATGGAAAACCTGGTTGTTGGCTTCAGAGAGAGTTCCTGAACCTTTCTACGTTGCCGAAAAGAATGAGTCCACAGATCAGTACACCAATTTGGTGGCTATGAAATGTGTAGATCTTCTATTCGATAGCAAGATAGGGCTCAGTGAACTTTTCACTGAAGTAACAGAAGGAAGCGATCCATTGAAGGCAATTAGACATAATGAGAAGATATGGTCAAAGAAATATAAATCTTTACCACAACCTCTTACTATTGACGAATTAGAATTCATCGGAAAGTACCCCTCCCTTGTTAGACATACAAAATTTGGAAAACACGCCCTCCTAGCATCCTCTCTCGACTGACACTCACCAACTGTGGTAGAAATCATCTAAACAAATTTTACAGTCCCGTCACAACATCTGCTTCACCGTACTCGGACACCTTTCTTAAGGGTATCTCAGCACAGACTTTCAGCTTCTGAAGGATAGTACACTGTATTATCTGAGTCCAGACTCGGTCGCATAGCAATCCAAGACTAGAG